CGGGACCAAGTGGAAAAATTCGACCACGCCTTATTTAAAAGACATGATGGACGCGGCTTTTTTCCCTTCGGTGCGCGAAATCTATATTTGTTCGGCGCCGCAAACGGCGAAAACGACTTTTATAGACAACTGCATCGGGTATGCGATCGATCATTATGCGGGGCCGGTGTTGTACGTTTACCCGGACGAGACTACGAGCAAAGAAAACTGTAAAGATCGTATTTTGCCCATGATCACATCGAGCCCGCGGCTGCGGGGCTATTTGACCGGGACGGATAACGACGAGAGCGCCACGCGCATCAATTTGCAGCACATGCAGCTCTATATGGCGTGGGCGACCTCGGCGACCAAGTTGAGCAATAAAACGATCAAGCTTTTGGTGGGGGATGAGATCGACAAATATCCGGAGACGCCCAATAAACGCGAGGGTGGGACCATCGATTTCATGCGCGCGCGCGTGACCTGGTACAAATACGATCATAAAATTTTTTTAAGCAGTACACCGACCATCGAGCACGGGCCGATCTGGCAATGTTTGGCCAAGGAAGCGCAAGTGGTTTTCGATTTTCATGTGGTGTGTCCGGATTGCGGGGCGTCTCAAAAAATGATTTTCGATCAAATCAAGTGGCCGGAAGGGGAGCGGGACGCGATAAAAATCAAGATCGAGAGATTGGCCTGGTATGAGTGCGTGCATTGCAAGGGTAAATGGAGCGATACGAAGAGAGATTTTGCGGTGAGGATGGGGAAGTGGCGATCGAGACCGCAAGAGTTAAAAATAAATTCTGGCCCGGCTTCGTCCGACGACTACGCCGTGGCAAGCCCGGAGGGCTTGGATATGTTCGAGTATTTGGAAAAGCATAAACCGCACAATATCGGGGTTCATTTACCCTCATGGCTTTCATGGTTGGTATCGCTTTCGACGGTGGCGGCGTCATTTCTAAATGGGTTAAACGACAAAAACGCGCTCAAGGATTTCATGAACAAGCATAAGGCGGAGCCCTGGAAGACCTACACCAAGGAACACAAGTCGGACCGGATCAAGGCGCTTAGGGACGACCGGCCGCAAGGCACGGTGCCGGCGGGCGGGGTGGTGGCGTGCTTGACCGGGTCGGTGGATACGCAGGATGACGGGTTTTGGTATGAGATCCGCGCGTGGGGTTGGGGCATGGAGCAAGAGAGCTGGGGAGTGCGTTTCGGGTTTATAGATACGTTTGCGGCCGTGGAGCGGGTTTTGTTCGATGACGAGTATAGGGACAAGGACGGCAATAAATTTGTTGTGGCCTATGTGATCCAGGACGCCATGGGCCATAGGACGGCGGAGGTGTACGATTTCGCGCGCAAACATTTAGGGCGGCTGGAGGCGTTCCAAGGCCGCGAGCGGCAGACGCAACCGCATCGGTTTTCAAACATCGAGTATTATCCGGGTACGAATAAGCCTATCCCGGGCGGGATTAAGCTTTTGCAAGGCAATTCGAATTATTATAAAAACATTCTTTCGAGCAAGCTTGAGATTTTGCCGACCGATCCGGGCGCGTGGCATTTGAACGCGGAGTGTCATGACGAATGGATCAAGCAGATGTGCGCGGAGCATATCGACGACGAGACCGGGTTGTGGGTATGCCCGGAGAACGTGAAAAACCATGCTTGGGATGTGAGTTATATGCAGCTGGTGGCGGCGGATCGGATCGGGGTGAAGTTTTGGAGGAAGGAAGCGGCGAAGGAAGAGACGAAGAAGAAGGAAGAAAAAGAAGAACCACAGAAGAGGTGGTGAGAAGAATTTAACCACGGAAAACACGGAATACACGGAAAATGGATCAAGAGTTTGAAAATTCGTTTTCGATCAGCCAGGTGGCCAGGATTTTGGCGGTGGATTCGCGTACGGTGCGCAAGTGGCTGGCGGTTGAGGATTCGCGCGGGGCGGCGATTCCGCGGTCGGGGTGGTATCGGTTGCCGGGGGGGCAGATAAGGATCAAACGCTCTGCCGTAAAAAAACTACAGAGCGAAGGATGAAGGCGAAAGGATGAAGGATGAAAGGAAAAAATAATGAAGAACAACATCAAAATCGTTGACAAGATCGAGAAGATCGCGATTAAAGATTTAAAAATTTATGAGCGGGATCCTAAAAAGCATCCTGAAGAGCAGATCGAAAAAATAGCACAACAGATCAAACTTGTTGGTTTTTTGATTCCGATTTTGGTTGATGATGAAAATTTAATTATTGCGGGCCGAGGACGATATTTTGCGGCAATAAAAATAGGCATGAAATTTGTGCCATGTATTAGGGCGAAACATTTGACGCCCGAGCAGGTCCGGGCGTTTCGGATTGCGGATAATAAAGTGGCGGAAAGCGAGTGGGATGAGGAAATGATGCTCCAGGAGATCGGCGAGCTTTTGGAAAAAGGGATTGAAATTGAGTCGATCGGGTTTGATGAGCAAGAGTTTGAGGAGATGCTTCGGGAGATCGAGAAGCCGATAAAAAAAGACAAGAAGATCTCGCGCAAAGACGCAAAGACGCCAAGGAAAACAAAAAATAATAACAGAGAAAGCAAAAAAAATCAATTTCGGATCATGGTGGAGTGCCGGAGCGGGAGAGAAAAACAAGCCCTGCTCGAACGATGTAAGAGCGAGGGCTTGGAGTGTTGGCCGGTAAATTAGAGTAGTTGTTTCATGTGCTCCTTAAAATCCTTGCCCGTGAGGTCCTTGTCTTTTTTGCCATTTTCGTCCGCGTACCAAAATCCATTCGCCCAAATTTCGAGGCACGCGAGAGAAAAGATGGGGAGCGCTTCGATTTTTTTGAGGAGTGCTTCTTTGTCGATTTTCCATTTTTCGTCGAGGCCGTCGAGGTCACAACCGTCCGCGACTTGGATGTAGAGGTGCTGGCCGGCGAGCTGGGGCGTGAGGGCGGTGGCGTTAAACACATCGATCATGAGCATGAGTTCGGGCTCGCTAAAAACGCCCTTGAGGTCGTGGAACGCGCGTCGATAGAGGGTTGGGAACGAGTCGAGGGCATAGGTGCTGCCGGCGTGTAGGGTTGTAAAATTCTCGGCGTAAAATTTGGCCGAGGCTTCGGAAATGTGGGGTGCGATTGCTTTTCTTGCCATGGGATCCTCCTATATGTTATTCTGGTTTTCCCCTCCCGGACTCCGGGTTTGGTCACCCGGAGCGGCATTCCCTGCCGGTTACCGGGAGGGGGTTAAAAATTATTGAGCCACGATTTCGATAGGCTGGAGATAGGTCCTGCTGATTTTTCCATTACCATATTCGATTTTATTCCCTGCCACTGCGCATTTTACGATTGCCCGCGGTTTATCGATGTATCTGCTATTTTCCGGCACATCGCATTTTTGCGCATCATCAATTGTCGGATAGCAATAATAACCGCCGCCATGCTCTTTTTGAGCGCGTTCCCGTTTGAGTTCGCCGATTTTGTATTCTTCTCCGGAATAAATAGAGCACAATTTATCCTCCACTTTTGCGAGCGCCTTATAGGCGATTTCCCACCTCATAGGTGCGGTTTTTAGGGTTGCACCATTGGGTAGCCCTAAAATGCGGGCAATAATGGTTCCGGGAGCGGCGCCGAATTTTGCGAGTTTTGCGATTGGCTCGGAGGTTTCCACGGCGGTGATTTTATCATTTTTGCGAGTAATCATCATATAGATTTTGGATAGGGTTTTGACCCCATAACGAGTGCCATCGGTTGCGCGGAGGCAAACGATTAATGCGTTGGGAGCATAGTCGTAGATTTCGTGATGGAGAGCATTTCCGTCGGCGCGCCCTTTATGATCAAAACCGATCCGATCAAACGCAAACGGGATTATTTTTTGTTTAACGGCCTCGACGAGTAAATCGCGGGCATCAAACCATAGCGTGTTCGGCCGCGCTTGCGGGTTACCATATCGAGTTTCGCAAAATGCTCCATATTGATCGCGCTTGATTTCGATTCGACAACGCTCATCCCACAATCTATTTTCGGCGATCGCCTGATCCATAATCCGGCCGGGTGTGTTGGGGTCATTGGGATCATAACCGAGCGCGCGCGCGCGACCGTCGCCGGTGCGATTGCGGCGGGACTCATTATACGCATCCCAATTATATTTGCTCGATTTGCGCGGTAGGTTCGGTTTCGGCAAATTAGCGAGTAGATATTTCCATGCTCCCTCGCGGGTTTTGGATTTACTGCCTTGTTTTTGGGCGATTTCGATGATAGTCGTGTTTTTGTATTTCATTTTTTTCCCTTTCGTTTTTTGAGGTTTTTAATCCGGAGTTGGTCGGACCCCGTCCGGATGGTAGGAAACCATCCGGTATTGTTACCTCTAATATAATCCTATATTTAATAGTTGTCAAGCATTTATTTTAATAATTTATTAAATAAATCATTAAAAGATATGTTAAACATATTTAATTTATAACTATCTAATATCATTGATAAAATTTTAAAAGAGACGCACGGCCGTGCGTCTCTACGGGTAACATATTGAAATGACTCAATAAATGTATAGAATTTAAGGGCATTCAAAAAAAAGGGGTATGGTTTTATATGGGTTTTTGGAAATAATCGATTGTAGGGCTTTTTAGTAGGCCATTTTAGGTAAATCTTCCTAATCAATTTCATTAAATCTTCTTAAATCTACCTAAAAACCGATACATCCTGTCCGGCACTTGGTTGCGCGGCAACAAAATCAAATAAATAATATTGACATCATATTTCCCTCGCAGGTTCCCCCCTGCGGGCAATTGGATCGTGCAGGGGCGGACTCGCAAACGCGCGCCGCCCCCGGCACAACAAAAGAACGAATTTGAGATTTGAAATTTGAAAACAGGAAAAAAGAAGGGAATTTTAAAATGTAAAATTTGAGATTTGAAAAAACCGACTTAGGTGGTGCTGCACCATCGCTTAGGTCGGAAATAGAATACCCCCAAGGAAAGGCGGGATCGCCCGCCGCAACCCGGTTAGTGCAGTAACAACGCACTAACCGGGTTTTTCATTTGGAGACCCGATCAATGATTTTTTTCAAAAATCATGTGGTGCAGAGTGCAGGCACCGATTGGGTTTTTTATTCGGGGTGACCCGGTCAATGATTTTTTTCAAAAATCATGCGGTGCAGAGTGCGAATGATTTTTTTCAAAAATCATGTGGCACTAACCGGGTTTTTGTTTTTGCGCCCGGCTTCGTTAAAAACTACGCCGTGGCCTTCAATCCCGCGCAGCGCGGGATTTTCGGGAGAAATTTTATTATGGCTTTTACAACGTGGGCGGCACTCAAAACGCAAATGCTGAATGACTTGGCGGCCGGGTCATGGAGAACAAAGACCTATCAAAACGGCGATTGGAAAAAGGAATTCAATACGTTTGAGGATTTCAGGAAAGCACTCGATTATGTCACGGATCAGGCGGCGGTGGAGGCGGGGACAGCGAGTAGAAGGACGTATGCGAAGAACGGAGGACGGACGTCCTCCTGATTATCAGATTGAAGATTTATAAGATTGCCCGGCTTCGCGAAAGCTACGCCGTGGCCTACGATCCGGAGGAACCGGATCTTCGGGAGCAAGCATGATCGATCTTTTAGGCAAAATTGAAAATACTCTGGATCGCGGACTCGGCGTATTTTTTCCGAAAGCAGAGGCCCGGCGGCGGATCCAGCGTTTGGCGCTTGCGGAAATCCGCGCAGAGATCCGGGACAAGTACGAGCGCAGCGGCAGTTATGCGCTTTATGCGGCGGCCAAGACGACCCGCCTGACCGGGTCCTGGCGGCCGGTCAATGCGAATGTCAACGACATCATCACGGGTTCGTGGGATACGACCACGGCGCGCATCCGGCAACTCATACGCGATTTCCCTTATTTCAAACGGGCCACCAATATCATGGTCGATTACAGCGTGGGCGGCGGTATTCTTTTCCGCAGCGCGATCCGGGACGCAAACAATAAACTCAACCGGGTGCTCAATCAAAAAATCGACGATGCTTTCCATTTCTGGGCCGACGAGGCCGACTTCTGCAAACAACTCCATTTTTACGAAATGATGGCCCTGGCCAAACGCCAGGACATGGAGACCGGTAATTTTCTGCTGGTCAAAACCCATTCAGCCGACAAGGGTCGGTTCCTGCCTTTTGCCCTGCGTATGTACGAGCCGGATTGGTTGATGACTTCCCTGGATTCGATCGATTACCGCGGGAACGGGGGCAAGATCCGGATCCAGCGCGGCATTGAATACAATTACGATACGGGCGAAACTTTGGCTTATCATTTCCAAGATCCGGACGCCTGGAACAGCAAAAGCGGCATCCGTATTCCCAAATCCGACATCATTCACGGTTTCGAGACTTTGCGGCCGGGACAACGCATGGGCATATCGCCCTATGTGGCCGGAGTACTTTTGGCGGGCGATCTGCAGTCGATCATAGAGTCGGAATTGGATGCGTCTAAAATGGCGAGCAAATGGCTGGCGATCGTGGAGACGGATGCCATGGCGGCTTCGCAAATCGGCCGGGGCACCAAGGTCGAAAACGGTACAAGAATCGAAAGCCTGGAAAACGCGATCATCGACTACTTGCGACCGGGCGAGAAGATAACGCTATCGAGCAACCCGCGGCCGGGCGACAATTTCGCGCCGTTCGTGAAATTGATTCTCACCATGCTTTCGGTCACGACCGGGGCGCCGTATGAACTACTTTCCGGCAATTACGAGGGTATGAATTTTTCCACTTCGAACACGGTGCGCAAGGATTTTGCGCACGAATTGAAGCCGATCTGTATGCGCCATATCCGCCAATTCTGTTTGCCGAGTTCCTATGGTTTTTACGATGCGGCGGTCTTGAACGGCAAACTAGATCTGCCCAAGTATTTCACTACGCCTTATGCTTATCTCAAAATGGAATGGCAACCGCCGGGCATGGAGAGCATCGTGCCCCTACAGGAGACCAAGGCGTATATCGATCAGATGTCGGCAGGGATCCGTTCGCCGCAGGAGTTCGTCAAAGCGCGCGGCCGGAACCTGGAAGACGTATTGAACGAAATCGCGGAAGCCCGGGAGATGGCGGAAGAGCGGGACCTGGATTTCAATCAAAAACCGGGCACGGCGGCGGCGAACAACCCGGCGGCGCTGGGGGCGTCGGATACGGGAAAGGGAGGGAAAGAAGAATGAAGAAGAAGAGAGAAACTCGCGCCAAGACGCAAAGGCGCAAAGAAGAAAAGAATTTTTTCACCAGAGCAGAAGAAAAAGAGGCATTGACCTATCGGACGGTGGCGATCGGGGCCAGGGCGGAGGGCGGTCCGGAGAGTCTGGATGAGAAGACTAGATCGATCGAGGTGGTGGGCGCCACGGAAAATCCGGTCGAGGTGTGGGATTGGAATCGGTTCGAAATCGTGCGCGAGGTTTGTTTGATGAGTGGGTGCGTGCTGCCGGCCAACCGGCAAACGGTTTTGCTGGATACGCATCAACGTTATGGGACCGGCTGCGTGGTGGGGTCCTACCGAGATATGCATATTGAAAAAAACCAAATGGTGGGCCGGGCCTATTTCACGAGCCTGCCGGAGGGCGATGCGCCCTACATCAAAGTTAAAGAGGGTCATGTGACCGACTTCTCGGTCGGTTACCGGGTTATGGAATCGGAGTGGGTCAAGGCGGGCGAGACGAGCGTCATTCAGGGCCGGAAATTCGAGGGACCTTTGCGGGTCACGACCAAATGGGTGCCGCGTGAAATGAGCGTTTGCCCTTTGGGAGCAGATGAGATGGCAAAGGTGAGGGAAGACAAATCTAAAATTTCAGATTTGAGATTTCAAAAGGAAAACAAATTTTTGCAACAAGCAAAGGAGGAGCAAAAGATGAAGAAAAGAATGAGGGAGATTTTGATCAAACGCGGCATGAACGCCGACGCCACGGACGACGAGGCGTGGGTATTTTTGGAAAAACAGTTAGAAATCGAAAGGATCGCGGCCGAGGCGGTTGCGACCGTAGAGGCCGCGCAAACCAAGGTTCCGGATGCGCAGATGATTTCGCGCGAATCGGTGCGGATCGAACGCGAGCGCGTGGTTGAGATCGAGGTCATGTGCCGGCGCTTCGATGTGCCGGACGAAGAGCGTGCTAAAATGGTGGGCGCTGGCGTGGAAGTCGACGCGGCCCGCAAAACAGTCATGGACCTGGTCGAAAAGCGCCAAAAGGAAAACCCGCAGCGCCTGCCCACGTACCCCATGATCGAGGGCGTGGCTGACGAGGGCGACAAGTTTAGGGCGGCGGCGAGCGATTCATTGATTTTGCGGGCCGGGAATTCTCAAATGCCGGTCGATAGAGTAGCTCCGGGCGCGCAAGAACTACGCGGCTATTCTTTGCGTGAAATGGCGCGACTCTGCCTGCAAAGAAGCGGGGAGCGAGTACCCTTTAATGTCATGGAGATGATCGGGCGAGCCATGGTAACGGGCGATTTTCCCTTGATCCTGGCGAATGTGGCCAACAAGGAATTATTCGCGGGCTACGAATCGGCGCCGGAAACCTGGCCGATCTGGTGCGCAACCGGATCGGTTTCCGATTTCAAAACCCATTCCGCGGTGCGGCCGAGCGAGTTTTCCGATCTCGATGAAGTTCCGGAACATGGCGAATACAAGTTCGGAAAAATGACCGAGGGGCGCGAACAGTATTATGTGACTCCCAAGGGCAAGCTGTTTGCTCTGACCCGCCAAACGATTATAAACGACGATCTCAATGCGCTTAGCGACACGCCGCGTTTCTTCGGAGAAGCAGCGGCCCGCAAAGTGGGCGATGCGGTTTATGCCATTTTAACCGCCAACGGCAACATGGGCGACGGGCATGCGCTTTTCAGTTCAACGTATCACAGCAATGTGGGCACGGCCGGAGCCATCAATGAAGTCACGATGGCGGAAATGGTTTTATTGTTCGGGGTGCAGAAGAATCTGCAAGGATTGCAAAACCTGAATATTCCGTTGAATTATATTATCGGCCCCAAAGCCATTGAGGCCAAAGCGGAAGTGTTCTTCGGCTCCGCTCATTTTGCGACCACCAATGAAGCCGCCACCAGGTCCAATCCCTATGCCGGAACAAAGTTCATGCGGGTTTACGAACCGCGTCTGGATGCCGCCAGCGCGACTTGTTGGTATGGCGCCGGTCCCAAAGGCAAGACCGTCAAGGTTT